ACTTTGATACCCGTTATTAATCACCGTACCACTAGAACTCGCAGAGGGCGAGCTTACAGTATTTGCAAGGGTTTTGGGCGATAGCCCAAGTAAAATTATTGCGAGAAGATACTTAAGCTTGTAGTCTGACTTTCTGTATTTATAGTTCTTTGGATCGTGCTTGTTGCGTCCAATCCAGGAGCTAAAAAGTTCTCCGTAATCGAAAATGCTTTTGTTGGATCTACTACCTCCCATCGTGGTTTTGTTGTTAGTTCTGGAGTTACCCATTTAAAGGACACTCCATTAATAGTCTGCGTGTTTGTATAGGTTGCGTCAGGTGAAATAAC